GCGTCACCATTTGATCCACAGAGCGCAATTCAAGGTGGCTGCCACCACATGCTGTGGCTAGAAGCACGTTATTCTGGCAACTGGCACAAATCACTTGGTGGCTATAATGCTGGGCAAGGGACGATAGACAGAGCCTCCATGATTGCATCCACAATGGGTGTCCCTGGAGTAGATGCATGGCTGACTGTGCTCCCAAAGGTATCTGGCCAAGCAAATGCAAAGCAGACAGCAGAATACATTATTCACAATGATGCCAACAGAGCAGCTATAAACAGGAGGGAGCAATGAGTGTTGTCAAGAATCTGTGGCTTATGACCCAATTCATCGCCATCATCTTCGTGATGTATGGCATCTGCTTCATAACAGGAGCAGATAATCCATTCGCAGAGAATGAGGAGGAATAGATGATCAGACAGCAGAAAATGATTTTTCACAAGCCAGGACAGGATCCTCTCGCACCCAATGCGGAGCTATTCCAGGCATTCTTTGATCTTGACCCAGAGCCTGAGTTTGTGCCAAGACACACACCAGAGTCGCTAAAACTGTGGCAGGAATATCAGGTGGAAGCTGCAGAAGAATCTGGCAAGAAACTAGGACTTGTCATGTGGAAAATCAGTGACACCATCTATGAGCTGCATGAAGATAGAACCAGGACCATTCAATGACGAGTCCAAGGGAAAAGCTTCCGAACAGGCGCAGAGGCATAAGCTTCACTGCAGGTTCAGGCCAACTTTCGGTTCATGTTTCGACTGGGGAATATGAAGATGGATCACTGGGGGAAATTTTCCTTGATTCCAGCAAAGAGGGAACATTCAGCCGGGACGTGCTCAATGCATTTGCTGTGGCAGTTTCACTTGGCCTGCAGCATGGTGTTCCATTGAGTGCTTTTACTCATGCGTTTCGTGACTTCAGAATGGAGCCAGATATTCTGCGGGAAATATTTTCTGCCATAGAAGATAGGTATAAACATGTTGTATGAACACATTCCGCATCCACACATCGAGCTGCGAAAAGGTAGGGTGCTGAATAAGGAGGCAGACACATTTAATTCATGGCTTGGGGTGAAGATCACAGCAGGTGTTGGAACCATGTGGTGTGCCTATGCCTTTGCCATTCTTGCCCTTCTGAGTCTACCAGAGGCAATTCACTCTGGTCTGGCTGCTCTCATTGCGTGGATTGCACAGACCTTTCTTCAGCTGGTCCTGTTGTCAATAATCATGGTCGGTCAGAAGGTAAGTGGCGATGCAGCTGACAAACAAGCAGATGACACATATAAGGATGTGGAGGCAATCCTTCACGAGAGCACAAGCATTCAGCAGCACCTGATGGCTCAGGATGTGGAGCTGGAGCATTTGATTGAGAAATTCAACAGCAGATGTCCCAAGGAGAAATGACATGGACGATAATGATAAAGTCAATGGTGAGGCCAATGGCCGTCTGGTCCCTATGCACATCCAGTGGCACAAGATCTGTGCACTGCTGATCTTTAAGATGGGTGGGAGCCAGACAATTACCCCACAGGATATTATTGAACTGGAGAAGAAATTCCCCAATGGGGCTGTCTTTGTCAGAGACCTGGAAGATGGACTTCATCTTGACATGGTCACTCATGAACATGCCGTCCAGCTGGCAGAGGATCAGGAAGATAAAGACAAAAAACCAGGTCTAATTTCTGGTGAAAGCAACAGAAGCATAGGCAGCATTGGCAATGGCAGCACAGGACTGTGATGCGTGGCCAAACGGGAATGTCTCGGTCTGTTGTGTGAATTTGGCTGCTGGGATTACGTTCGAATGGCACCACAGAGACTTCATATAGCTAGAGATGGCAATGGAAGGTATCGTGGTTTCGTCTATTGTCCTCAATGCATGGAAGAAACAGATATATCTTCAGAAGAATTAATTCAGCAAGAAACAGCAGATTGGAGTGATTGATTTTTTATCAGGAGGTGACATATGCGCTTCAGTGACTAAATGGCGTAAAAATAAATAGATAATGGGCCCATGTGCTGAGCCCATTATCTATTTATTCTGTAAATGTTTCAGATCATCACAGGATTGAAATTCAGAACAGGTGTTCCGTGGATGATGACCATATGTTCTGGGACAATGCGGTTGATAACTTCCGAGTCAAACAAGGGAGTGTCCCCTTTCTCAAAAGCCATGGCAACATACTCAGAACACCACCACTCTCCTGTGTGACCAGTCCCGATGCAATGGGAATCCAAGCAGTGCAGACCAGTCGTATTTGTGTCCGATCTGTGTTCTTGCCCACGCCAGTGCTTTGGCTTCATTTCTACAGTAGATGTCTTTGCACCACACCTCTCCATTGTCTGTGAGGAATTCTTCCAGAAGAATTCTCCTAACTTTTGGGAAACGAGCCTCCATGATGTGACGGCCATCGGATTCCAGAAGAGCAACATGGCTACAAGAACTCCATGTGTCAATCCGTATTGCCACAGAGATTGGAGTTGGTGATCTAGCATACAGGACTTTCATCAGCTCTCCTCACCCTTGAACACATCTTTAACGATGATGATCCATGCACCGACAATCAATGTGAGAGCAGTCTTGAAAGCATCAAGCTGTGGTGCAGGAATGGTCTTAAATGCCAAGCACCCAACCATCAGAGCAACCAGTGCTGTGGCTCCAACCGCCAGCCAGGTAGAAGGTTTAAAGCACATAGACACAACAGCAGCTGGAATATCAATCTTGTCGCTCACAGTAGATATCTCCTCAGCTTTTAGCTGCGATGAGTGCAGCCACAGCCTGTTCAAGTGCAGTCACAAAGGGAGTGGTATCAGTCACCGCCATTTTGAGGAAAGCCTCAGCAACCAGAAGATTGGCTGCGAGGGAAGCCATGACTGGGGAAGCCACACCAACAGCCTGCAGAGAAGCCTGCAGGGCAGTGACCTGTGCAAGAATTGCGGACAGTTCAGTCTCGCCCTTCGCAGCAACGGTCTCAAGTCCAGAAAGGAAATTGGAAGCACTCATTTTGTCCTCCTAGGGACGGTTAGGCCACAGGAATGTGGCAATTTACAACTTAATTATACGTTATATTTGCTTCTGAAGAGCACATTTCACCATCTCTGATTCCACAGGAATTGGGTGCCTCGCCAAATTCTGAGCCTTTGGGCCAATAAGGCCAGTCATCTGGACCAAGCCACCCATATGGGTCTCTCCACAGATCAGGCATTAGCTGTCTTTATCCCTGATTTCCTGCTTGAGTTCATCACGAAGATCACGCAGTTCAACACGGGTTGCATATTCTTTACCAATGGTGAGCTGTAGTGCTCTTAGAGTGTCACCTACTTCTTTGACTGTGGTATTCAGCTGGCCAAGAGATCCACTAAAATTTTGCATTGTTTCTTTCAATGCAGTTGTGAATTCTTTTCTTGCTTCTGCAAGTGCTATTTCGCTATTCTTTTTGTTGTCTTGAACAACACCCCAGATTTTATTCTGGTGTTTGATGCGTTCTACCATCATCCAGCCAACCACATAGAATAGAACAGCTATAACACCACGATAAGCCCAGGCCTCAAACTGCTGCGAGACAATAATAGGTGGAGTTCCTTGCATAACAATCATCATCGCACCTCCCTGACCTGAACTGTGAATGTTCTGGCATCTGTAATGCCTGGTGAGCCAGCGATGCCGGCCGTAGTCACTGTGTTTGTGACATTGTAGTTTCCTGCAACAGCACACATTAGTTCCACTGTGGTTATATTGTTAACCATGCTGGAGCCAACAATTGTCATGCCTGTGTCTGCATTCCATGTAGTTGTAAGTATGGCATCACCAGCATCAAGCCACTCAGTGCCCCAGTCCAAGGAGAATGTCTTAGAGGCACGCGGATCAAGCAATACACTGAGACCAAATACAGGATCATTAAAGAATGCATTGATCATGATTCAAATCTCCTTTCAACTACATGGACGCGAATCTCACCAGGAACAAGATAAGTGCAATTCTTATCAATTGGCAATGGATATGGTGCCCACCCTGTAGCCCTACCACCAATAGCAGGGACTGGCCCAGATATACCACCTGATGATCCACACAGACCAGACACAGAACCTACCACAGAGGGAAGCTTGCTGACTGTGTATGAAGATTCACCACACAGGGAAGTTACCGATCCGCCAAGAACAGGTAAAGCTTGTGCTGGGATCGTTCCTGCCACAAGCATTGCACCAGTTGACGATCCAGAAATAGCACTTATTGTCCCAACAACAGATGCAGCTACTCCACGTATTGCATACAATGATCCAAGTATTGCTGGTAATGAAGAAGTGCCAGAGCCAGCAGTGCCATGATCTGACAGAGACACAGAATAGATTGCAGAAACCGAACCAGATCCGCCACCTGCAATTCCATGGCTACCTGCAGCGGAACCAGAAATAGCTGGCATCCATGATTGCCCATTGCCAGATGATCCAACAGCTCCAGAGGATGAAGAATGGATAGATTCAGCAGAAGAGACAGAAGAAGCTGCAATGCTATGTATCCCAGAAGAAGAACCATTTATCTGCAACTGTCCTGTGCTGACACTCATCACAACAAACAGTCCTGCTGCCAGCCCCATTATTTCTGTCAGGGCCTGAGATGTAACTGAACCAGAAGCGCCATGATTGCCAGATGAAGAGCCAAGAACAGCAGACAGAGATCCTGAAGACTGAGCACTTTCTCCACACAAACCAGAAAGGATACCACCAAGAACTAGAGATTCTGTCGCAAAAACTCCGGATTCCCCAGCTGCTCCTTGTGCTCCTGCGCCAGATCCTGCTGGAGTTCCTATGCTTGAATTTGATGCACAGGCAGTTCCAACAAGACCAGATGAAGAGCCAGATATAACTAGTGCTGAGGAACCTGAACCAACGGAGCCGGAGGCTGCTGTGGCAGAACCAGAGATTGCCAGTAGGCTGGATATATTCCCGACAGCCACAGGTGACCCAAGAGCCTGTCCATAGATAACCAGGGCAGCACTTTGCACTGATCCTTTGACAACATATGCTGCTAGGCCAGCATTAAAACGATACAGACCTAGTCTAGCAGCATTAAATCTGGCGAACTGTGGATTTGCTGACACAGAAGACGTGCCATAGTTCCCTGTGGCTGATCCTTGTGGGGGTGGGATGCTGAGTGTGCTGGATCCTGCGAGTCCATGACCAGTGGAAATTGCACCTTGTATTGCACTTATTGCTGAATTGGATGACCCTGACACCCCATGGCCACCTTGCACAGCACCAGACATAGACACAATAGATGCTGTGCTGCCTGCTGTTCCGTGCAATCCAGAAACAGCTCCAGCAACAGCAAGAGAAATAGCTGTTGCTGCTCCAAAGCTGTGCACTCCTGATCCAGATCCATGAATGGATAGAGATCCAGAAGAAGATGCCAATTCTCCTTCAAGTGCTGATGCAGAGCCAAGAACATTTGGCATAGATGCATAGGAGCTGCAAGTGAATGGCAGCACCAGGGCTGCGCCACCATTCAGACGAAATAGTCCAATTTTTGCTTTGTTGAGGCTTCCTGATGTTGACATCTCTGCCAGCCTTTCTCAAGACATGACAGTGAACATCAAACTTCCACAACAGAGACTGTCACACCTGTGATTGAGGCTGTTCCGCCAGTGACCGCCATTAGGCTCAAGTCAACCCAGACCGCAGTGCCCACCGTCAGTCCTGTGATGGGAACACAGACACAGAAGCCAGACTTCTGACCAGCCGAAACACTCGTGCTGGACTGGGCGATACCCACCAGAGTTCCTGTGACAGCAGAACCATTAGATGGAGCAGTGCCTGTGCCGTAGCGAACATCCACAGTAGCTCCATCTCCTGCTGTGGAATTAGCCATCTGGCCAGAGATCATGATCATGGCGCGGGTAGATAGCACTGGTGTGATGGTGCCACCAGCAGCCATCATGACTGCCGTAGTGGATACAGTGGAAGTGGGCGCAGCGGCAGTGTGCACTGTTAGTGCTCTGGCAGTGGTGAGAATAGCACCATCATTCCCAGCCCCATTCATGGCATGGCATTGGGTGTCTGTAGTGTTGTAGTAGAACTGGCCCCAGCCACTTGACGAAGACGGTGCTGCCGCAGCAATGAGCTGCACGACCCCGTTGCCAGTGAACTTCACGTGGTAGCCAGACGAAGGCCCAATGCCCCAGCCCATGCCTGTGGTGATGCTGCTACCCCAGGCCACCGCAAAAACACCATTGGTTGTGTCGGGAGTTTTGAAGTTCAAATTGGCGTCGCTGTTGTCGGTATAGAGCACCCGTCCTGAGGTGCCCGTCGAAGCTTTCATGGAAAGACTGCCGATGCGCAGATCCCCACGAGAAAAGCTTATGAGCCCGAAAGCTTGCAGCACAAATGTTCCTGTGGCTGATCCTGTCGTGATGCTGGTGGCAGAGGTGTATGAAAATGTTGTAGCTGTGAGGTAAGTAATCAGAGCCCAGAGCGTATTGATTCCTGCCTCATTTGCTCCTATTAGCTGGATGCCATCGCCAGTCTGTAAGCCATGGGCAGAAGTGGTGGTGACCGTCACAGTGGTGCCAGACTGGCTGATTGATGTGACAGGGATCGGAGTTTGGGTTGGCTGCAAAACATCGAAAGCAGTGCTATAGCTTGTGGAAAGCAGTAGATTGCTGCCATTGAAAGGCGCTGAGGTCCCAGCTCCTGACAATCTCTCCATGGAGCAAGTCAGCCAGCTTGGTCCAAGTTTGGGCTGACTTGCTCCATAGGCAAACACTAGACCTGGCGTAGCAATGTTAGAAGATGATGTGCCAGCACACTCGATCGGAGCAATATCGCCATAGGCTGTGTCTACCGAGGATACAGTGGTGCTTGCATTGGTGTCCAGTGTAACAACCAGGCCTGACACTGACACCACAGATGCAATCAGTGGAATGCCAGAGGTTCCTGCACCTGCCACTTGAACCTGCCGGCCAGGAACAAAACCTGCAGCAGAGGACACAGCGAGTGCTGCTGTACCCGTGGTTATGGATCCTGTAGTGTGCGCAGCAAGAACAAGCATGGTGCCTGCTGCGTTAAGCTGTCCAAGGAATGCTTGCACATTGTTGAAGTTGCTAGAACGATAGTCTGTGGCCATATCCAACGTCACAGAGACAAAGTTGAACCCAGTTGGCGGATTGGAAACTGAATCCATGTATGAATTTGCAAATGAGATCTGGGCCCCGCCAAGGTAGATGCCGTATCCAGAATATGAGCCTTGGAAATAGCCATTTGAGAATGCTATGCTTCCTCCAGACCCATAGAGCTGGTAATACTGCGTAGTGATGTTGAAGTCGCTTATGGTGATGGCGCTTGTCCAGCCATGGGTCTGGTCACCAGGATCCATAATTACAATCCCAGCACCAAGAGGCTGGCTAGACTGCACAGTAATGTCGTGCAAATTGTTGAACGAGTTGGGGTGCAGATTGGCGTTCGTAAATTCAATGCCGTATGTGGCGAACCCCATTATCTGGACGTGGTCTGCGCTGCACTTGTAAGCACCATCGTAGAACAAAATTCCAGCGGTTCCAGATCCAGATGGGGTGTAGAGACACAAGCTATCAATGTGGCAGCCTTCGACCAATGCAGTGCCATCTCCAATCTTGATCACAGGCAGAGCATTGTTGTAAGGTCCTATGTAGTTAAGAATTGTTGACCCAGATTGGATGTTAGCTTTTCCAGCACCACAGATTCGGATGCCACCTGATCCGCCAGGGATCACAATATTGGCCAGCAGATATCCAGGAGGAATGATGATGGTGCCCCCGCCAACCAGAGTCAGCGCTGCTATAGCTGCTGTGAAGGCTGCGGTCTGATCGGCAGTGGTGTTCATTACTGCGCCGAAGTGGCGGATGTCTACGCCACGAGCATCCATAACCTGCTGGAAGGTAAGAGCATCAGGGCTGCTCGTGAAGGCATAAGGTATAGTGCCAGGAGAAGACATCCCAGCGATAGCTTCAGCGCAGTCACGCAGCTCAATGGTAGTGCCAGATGGCCATGCTTGGTTTACTCCATTCACACCACGGACAGCAGTTGGAGTGCCACCACCAACAGTTATCTGAATTACTTCCAGGATGGTGTTGGTGGGATCGGCCAGTGTCAGGTAAGAAACACTTCCTGCAGGAAGAGTTGGGAAAGACGCTGAAAGTGGGATAGAAGTTGCCGAGGCTGTGATTGCCGCGCTGAGCGTGGTTCCCCAGTTATCATAAATGACGGTGATGCTCATTTGGTTTCTCCAAGCGCGGCCTCAGCCGGAATCTGAATCTGCGGAGGGATGCTGGATTCTTTTTTACTCAGTCCGGATGAAACTGGTAATCTGGACAGGGCCACCAGCAACAATGGCGGTGGTGTTCATGTTCAGGTCAGCACCAGAGGTGCCAACAAGGCCCTGCTCAATGCACACACTGCTGGAGTTGAAGCACCGATAGAAGGAGGCAGTGCCAGAGGCACCAGCATTGGTCTGAGTGATGGCATTCGCCGTCATTGACCCAGCAGATGCTGTGCCAAAGGCGGATGCACTGAAGGGCAGAGTGACCAGAGCCACTGCAGCGCCAAGGGAGGCATCGGCGGTCGCCGGCACACTGCCAGAGTAGAGGACCAGGGTGCCACTGTTGAAGTTTGCCCCATAGGTGGTGAGCTGGGCATTGCGAGTATTCACTGCGATTGAGATTGACATTTTCTACTCCTCTTGGTTCTTGATGGCTGGCAGACTGATGTTAACAAATTGCCTTGGATCTAGTGTCGATGCAAAGTCTTTGGCTTTTCTGTCAGATTCTTTCAGCCTCCTTTCCATGAAGATCCTGGCAATCTTTTCTCTTGGGTTCTCATCCTTGATGCTCCTCTCTCTGTTTTTGTGTGACATGTGCTAGCCAATCTCGGTAGCTTGTAGACTGATATTTGACAGAACACTTATCTGACCAGATAGAAGAGCAAACGCAAAAGCATCTATCCAACACGGAACACCTATTCCAGAACCACCTATGCTGGCAAAAAGATTCACTGTGGTCACAAGTGTAAACTCAGTTCCAGCTCCACCTGCAACCACACCAGCCCCACCAACTGGAGTCCCTGATTCCGCAGTCCCATTGCCAGGGCCATTCCCTAATCCAGCACAGAGACCAATTTGGGTAGAGCCCCCAACTGGAGTTGAGCCTATGGGCGTAGAATTAACTGTGCCAGAAACTATATTCCCAGTTAAAATAACAAGATATATTCCTGTGGACTGTGGAATTATTGGTGCAGCTCCTGCGCACAGACCAGACATCCTAGAAGCATTATATGCAACTGTCCAACTGGACCCAGATGTAAAAATATTTATTGCTGTTATTTTCTGCTTGGCAACAGCATAATTGGCCTTTGCCAATGCTGTCGTAGCAGAAGACTGCGCAGCATTGGCAGTAGTGATGGCGGTGTTGGCTGTAGTCTGGGCAGATGCGGCCGCGGTCACAGCAGAATTGGCTGTATTCTGTGCTGCCACAACGGCGGTCAAAGTGGCCATTGTCGAACCACCATACGGAGCCCAACCAGCCATATTTGTGTTTGGGTTATTTGTGTTCCCATTCACTGTGCTGATTACGGATGAAGTTCCTGTAGATAGCTGGACCACTGCGCCAAGTGGATAGCCTCCAATGGCAGTCGATAAAGTGGCACTGAATGGGAACTGACCGCCAGCATTAACCCACAGCTGGAATCCTGTGATTATCTGCAGAATACCATTCATATCTCCTTGTGGTGTTGGAGTCCCACCAGCACCTTCAGCTGTTGCAGTAATCAAGGGAAGACCATCCTGGAATGATGCTGTAAATGTTCCTGTGCTAGCATCAGGAACAGCATTCAGCATGCCAGCAGAAGACAGAGAGCCATATCTCCAGGAGTGAGTGATCAGAGCAGGAAGAACGATGCTTGTCATGCTACTTCTCCTAGTATATTGTGGCACCAATGGGAACCAGCCCTGTAGCCGGAGTCCAGATGGAAGCTTGAACACCTGCAGGCTTAGGAATGATGCTCTTCTGGGTGATGATGTAGAGCTGAATATTTGATATATTAGCCTGGAAGTAAATCACCATAGACATATTTCCTGTGTCTTTCACATATGCAAGAGATCCTTGCACATTTCCAGATAGCACACGCAAAATAGAATTTATTGCAGGCGCAGAACAGTTTGATATGTTTGCCAGAGCCTTGGCCAGAACAACCTGTCTAAAAACAGCATCATTGAGAGAAACAATGGATCCTGCTGTTAACTCCGCAGTGTTGCCATCCCACCAAGGTGCCTGACCCCAAGGCTGCCAAGAATTTGCTTCACGCCATCCTACGAAATTTGAATTTGGAGGAATGGTGATTAGCCTGCTAACCCCAACCCATCTTCCAAGAACATCCAGTCCATACCCTGTGGCTGTATTTATGTTCAATATGTTATTGTAAACAAGATCAAAGTCTATATGTGGAGAAATTGCTGCATTGAATGATCCAAGAAGAGCCAGCATGATTGGACTGTTGGCATATTGTGCTATGACAGTATCAGAAAGGGCTATCATGCATACACCACAGTCACAGTTCCAAGAACTGGATATTGGTTCATGTTTAATGTCTGATAGACATTGCTTGGTGTTCCAGATCCAACTAGCACACCAAGGACACCAACACCAGGAAGCAATGCACTCACAAGGGCATACAGTCTAGAATTGTAGAATGTTCCTCCAATTGTGGCAGCAGCAAGACCATCTGCACCAGTGAAAGCATCTCCCAAGCCATTTTGCAAAGTAGTCTGTGCTGTGCTTGGAGGGTTGGTGGCAGTTGCAAGAGTTACCTGAACATTGATTGGTGTGTCAACTGCCTGAGCACAATCAACCTGGTAGATAGGATAAGGCATTGCATAACCCGTGTCAGGGACCTGAACCACAACAGCAGAGCTAAGGGCCTGCGATGAGAAGCCAGGTCCTGTGCTTATGCCTGAAGCAGCAACCTGGTAAGTCCCGATGCCTCCAGGTGTTCCTCCAAGCTGTTGGACTATCGTGTAAGGTCCACCAGCAATTGTCGAGCCAGAAGGAGAATTGATCTGCTGACCTGCTGCTATGTATCCAGAGTTTGCACCATAGGTCATGGCACTAACAGTCATGGTTGTGCTCAAAGCAGTGAGACTTGCAGTGAAGTAAGCTGCATCCGTGTAATTGCACCCAACATCTTTCTTTGAGCAGATAGCAGCAGCTATTTCTGTTGCATTACCACCAGCAACACAGATGAACACAGATGATGGCTGAACAGTTATTCCACCAATGATCTGTGTGAAAGCACTGTAGTTTTCTACAACTCTGGCATCAAGTGGAACCTGCATTGGAGTGAGATCTTGTCCTGTGTTAAGAATTGCTGCACGAATTGCTGAAGCCTGTCCAATAGAGTTCAGTGGTATACAGGCTTCACGGCGAGCTTCAAAAGCAATAGAACTTTCAACATTCTGTCCTGTGATGCCTGCTGAAGCATTGGTGACACTATCCCAGCCTGGGATGGTAATGTACACGGTATTTACTGATCCTGGTGCACAAACAATTGGACCAGCAACAACATTGGCAAATGTCAATGTTACATTTCCACCAGAACCAATTGTCCCACCAACAATACAAGAATAAATATTGCCAGCAGTGTCCTGCACCTGAGAACCAATTGGAATCACAGTCCCAACTGCACCAGAGCAAGTGCAGCTAACCTGAGTGCTGATGGCAGGCAGTCTGGTTAAATAGTAAAGATAACCAATTGCATCTTGCATTCTTCCTTGAGAATATTTTGGATCAAGCTGTGAAACATATTGTGCCATCATGCTATCCTTGCTGGCTATGATGGCAGTTAGACTTGTGGCCAGCTGACCTTGTGCAGTCGAAAGTGTTGAAGATATACCAGGATTGAGATTCAGAGATCCACCATATGCTGCCTGCATGTCTGCAACAACACCAGACAGAATAGATGCTTCATCTGGGACAACAAGACCTGTGGTTCCAAGTGTTGGAGAAGGAACATTTGTGACATACGAAATTACGAAGGTGGCCATTCTATCCCCCAAAATTTACTGTGATGGTCTGGCCTGTTGTGGTGGTAATGTCCACTGTCCCAGTCAGAGTCCTCATGGTATAGTCAAAATTGGTAATGGTGGCTATCGCAGTGACTACATTTGGAACAGTAAGGGCTGCATTCTGAATAAGGTTCTGAACTGTGCTTGAGGAATAAGATGGTCCAAACACACTATTGAAATAAGGAATGCCAGCAGTCACATCATAATAAAGTTCTCCAAGAAACAATTTGATGGCACTGGCAACATCCTGAGCAATGTCGAGTCCTCCAGAAATAATGCTCATATTTCCTGAAGCATCAAGAGCAAGATCCCATGTGTTATAGTTAAGACCTAAAGTGCTCATCCCACTGGCCCCCCAGTGTTGCTGCTACCACTCTGAACATTGGTATGGACATGAGTTTCAAGATCAACTGTTCCACCCTTAACATTGCCAGTGGCAGTTAGGCTGCCAGCAAGCGTAGCATTTCCAGAGCCTGTTGAGCCTGTCGCAGAAAGACTTCCGCCCAGAGTAACATTATCCAAAACAGTCAGATTTTCTTCCAGTGTGGTGTTGCCAACAACCTGCAAAGTCTGATCCATAACAACAGGGCAATGAAATTCGCAAGTAGTTCCAGTAACATCAATCCTTCCGGTTGACAGCACAGCAATGGAACCATCAGGATTTATTACAACATAATTCTGGGGAACTACTTGCGAATTCCATCCTCCAATGTAAATGCCATCAGCAAGATCGAATCGGCGACCGGAGCCGGGATTGGACTGGGCTCCTGTCTTCTGGGCTGCAGACTGGTCTCGGTCGCAGAAGACACACAGGCCAATATCGCCAGCATGAGGGTCACAAATCACAGCATTGATGCCACCCTGAATGCGGATGTAAGGAACATCATATATTGTGTCATGAGGCCAGGATCTACCCGAGCCATCAATAACATTCACAATCGGCATAACATCTACTGTTCCTACAGGTGATGTGTTCCCTGAAGTGTGGACTGCCACAACCTTCACCTGAGTTGCAATATTCATAAGGGCCAGAGTCCTTTGAATTGCAAATAAAGTTTCGTTTACATCTCCATTGCCAGATGTTGGCTGCTGCTGAGGGAAAATTGTTTCATCTTGTGGCATTGGCTAGCTCCCTTGTGGTGTGGCGTAGACTTCACTTTCCCAGATACCACCAGGTGTTTCACTTTCAAGATCGTGACGCAATTTATGCACCCTCCAGGTGCCGCACGCCATTGGTATTGCTGATTTAACTACAACCAGTCCACCATAAAGAATTGCTGGATTGTATAGGGTTTTGAAGCGTATACCCTTTTTATCAAATGTTGGATATGCTTTCAGCCCAGTATCAACTGAGACCAGCGGAGCAGTTCCCTTGCGCTCTTTTCCTCTGTTGGCTATATATAAAACATCATCATCTATTCCAAATTCGATGTTGGCAGCAGCAGCAATTGCAGCAGCCTGCTGGAATGGCGTTCCCCATAGATAAGGCCTGCTCAGCTGTGTGGTGACTGGATTTGAAGGATCCATCTCAAACGCAAGATTCATCTGTGATGCAAGGCCACTCATCAGGCTGGCTGCCGACACAGAACCAGGATAGCCCTTTGGTGTAACAACTGCGATAGAGTGATAATAGCCAGACAGAGCTTCCACATGGAAATAAAGATTTGGGGGAGAGCTATAAATTTCCCATGCACCAGTAATGTCACCTTGGAATGCCACCTGCATTCCATTGGAATCACCAGCCATTACTTGAATTGTATTTTTGACCACTGCCATAGGTTTGAATGACAATGTGGTTAAAGCATTCATGTCATCCTGTTTCATCCCATAGATCTTGAGTGAAACTTTATTCTTGCTTGGATGACCATTCTTTTCAATTTCACATTTAACCCTAAGACCAGACATGATTTTGGTGTTGCCACCAGAGTCAAAATTTCCGTGGCCTTTGACGATGCTTACTTGCAGGATTTTCTGACTGAAACTCACAGAACCTCCCGTGTGTAAAGTGATATTGTGCAATTCTGAGATCCAAGGGTCACACTAATCTGCTGTGATGGAACTGCTTGCAATGATATCTGCAAATCATCTGCACCCGCCTGAATATAAAGCAGAACATATCGATCAGAAAGACCATCATAAGCTGGATCATTTGCACCTTGTGTATCTATAAAAATCAGATCTCCATCGAATGCAAGATATGGATGTGAATTGATTGAAACTCCATTCAAGCACGGAACCGCATACCAGATTGGGACTCCACCGACTTCCAAATCACAATACAACATATCAGCCTCCAAATACCTTAGCTGCCTGCTGCTTGGCCAGAGCGGCAACCTGTGACGTAGTCATGTTCTGAAGGCTTGGTGTTGGTGTAGCTGTCTGAGCCTTTCCGCTGCTTACCTTGCTTGAAGATGAAGACTTCAAAGCCTTTTTGCTGGTGATGGGAACACTGGTTGCATACTGAGTCCCAACCTGCCTAACTTCTTTGAGATCAATAAGCACCTCAAGCAGATTCCTGCCTTCTTTTTCTGTTCTTTTATAAGATCCAATAACAACAGTGCAATTCTGATAAATGTATTCTGGCGTCCATATATCATAAAGATTTACGGATGCCACAGCAGCACGCAAAGCTGTTAAAGCAACTGCAATTTTTTTCATTCCTGCGACACCAAGCCTAATTTTTGCATCCAATGGCTCTTTGACTTTGTTGTATGTGGTAAATGATCCATCCTCAACAGGGAATTCGCTAACTTTCGAGGGATCTTTGAAATCAGCACTGAGGCAGGTATCAACATCAAACAGCTTATTGCCGCTTGCATCATAAATTCCCCAGATGTTTGCGAATGCAGGAGGAGCAATATTTGGTGCTGGCAATGATGCTGGGTGCAGGAATGGAACAGCCGGAGCATTGGGCAGGTGCAGGTCTGGTAGCTGAAAATTCAGACTAGGTGTGTTTGATACAGGAAGACTTGGCAGGGCAAATCCATCAGGCATCAGATCCCCCCATCAACTTGATCGGCCATACCTGTGTTACGGATTGTTCTGGCTGTAGTATCCGCAATGCTCTGAGCATCTGCTCCAGGAGCAGCATAGACATTTACCTGACCAACACTAACTTCCCTTTTTGAATTGTCAGTTGTGCTTGGACCAGATGGCTGAGCTGCTGGAGCTGCCATCGCAGCGTGTGGGGTAGCACCCATGAATGAGAACTGCCTGTTGAAGGCTGCTGCCTCTTTGCTAGTGGGATCCAGGAGCTGGTTCTGTGTGGCAGTGGCTGCCACAGGTTTGGCTGCAGGAACTTCAGGTGGCAGACCTCCAATGGCAGCAAGATGATTTGCTGCCACTTGCTTGTGGACTGGCATATCAAGAACTGGAGATTTTACTGTGGATTGAATGCTTCCTGCTCTGGTGGTGTGTGCAGAAGAGCCATAAACCCCTGCTGCAGGAGAAGAAGAACTGGGAGTGCCTGCCAATGTATTTGCTGGCTCCATAGACATCACCCTTGATGATCTACCACCAGGCTGGGTGCTTTCCTTTCCGCCAATTGTGCTTATTGAACTAGGGCTGAGCATTTTGATGAATGACACAGCAGCATTCAACCAAGAGAATTTTGAAATGACCCAGTTGAAGAAAGCCTCTGCTGGTGCCTTCATGTTATTCCATAATGCAGATGCAGCAGCTTCAATTGAATAGAATGCAAACACAGCACCAAATACCAGAGAATTCCAAAGCATCTTGAACATCTGATTGACATCTGCTGTCAATTTTTCCCAGGCTTTTGAAATGCGTTCACCATTCATTGTGAACAGAGAAACCACCAGCTCCAGAACATCCGCAACAATCCTTCCAATGTTCTCGATATTCTCCCAGAGAGCCTTCAAGACAATCAGTGTTGTAGAGCCAATGCGCTCCCACACAATCTCAAACCACATTCCAACACCTTGGATCCAGGTCACAAGATCATGAAGCCAGCTGTCATTCTGCTGCCACAACATGTAAAGGCCAGATGCAATCATCCCAACACCAAGAGCAACTCCAGAAAGAGCAGCTGTTATGCCCAGCATCGGTATCATAGCTGCTCCAGCTGCTGCTCCAAGAACAGAGATGGCTCCAGCAATTCCTATGAATGCAGTCTTGATAATCTGAGGATGGTCCTTTGCCCACATGGCAAATTCAAGGAGCTTATCTGTAACAAACTTGATTGCTGGTGCCAGCATATCCACAATGATCCTACCAAGTGCACCTTGTACAATTCCAAGTGTTTTCTGGGCCCGCTCCAGCCTCTCCATGGCCTCGGCCTCTTCCTTGGTGGGAGTGCCAATCTCTTCCATTGTGTGCAAAAGGTCCTTGAGGCTGTCATCTGAGTCATGCAGCATTCTGGCAAAGTTCTCATCAAGACCCATGTGCCTGCCAAGCTCACGACCTTCCATGAGAGTAAGCTTTTTGAAACGATCTTGGACCTGATCAAGAACTTCCAGGATATCAGACTTTTTGCCCATTTCAAGATTGATACCAGCAGCCTTGAAAGCTTTCAATGCACGTTCTGCGCGAGGTAGGTGATTCTCAATGTCAATCAGGAACCCACCCATTGTCTTCATGCTCTGGTTGAATCCCTCAGCACTTCCACCATTCACAACCAGCGCACCTTGCCACTGACCTAGTTTTTCAACACTCATGCCAATCATTTCAGATAAGCGTAGAGTGGCAACTTCGTTTTCTTGAGTGCTATTAAAAAATTCCTTTAACTCATGACCACCAGCAAGAAGAGCAAATAACTGCCCAACTTTCTCTATCAGTCCTTGATAGGACTCTTTCATCTTCCCAACATTCTCCTCAGTGTTCTTGCGCAGCTCATCTTGATCTCGTTTAGACTGATCAACACCAGTGTGAAACTCCTTGGTATCAAGACCAAGTGTGACCAGAAAAGCATCTATCACAGTTCCACTCATCACAACCTCAATCTTGGTTCATCACATTGGTATTGTGCATGTTAACCATGGCAACTTCAAGGAGGTTATACATATCTTCAACACCATAAATCTCTTGGAGTTCAGCAAGAGTTGCTAGATTCTTACTTATTATTATGCCAATGCTTGCTGGAACATTGGCATAATTTATAAGTTTGTCCTTGTGTTTGCCGCCAAAGTCACTTATTTTTACGACTTGGCGGCGAACAAAAAACCAAAGTGAAGCTCAATCCACTCTTTGCGAAGCTGAAATCTGGTGGTGATATCCTCAATGTCATCATCAGTTATCGGACGATGCTTGAGCAGAGGATTGGGGCTGATGGAATCCATCACAAACCGGAAACTTGGGACCATGTCATCAAGCAGTGGCTCGGCAAGTTCCCAAGAAATGCCAGCAAAGGCTTTGACTCCAATTGCAGCCAGACCCATCATTCCCTGCTGAACAACTTCATCCGGGATCTCGATGCCTGATTTGAGCAGGGCAAGAAGAGCCCGAGCAGCCCACTTCTCTCCTTTCGCAGAAGACATTTCAATGATCAGAAAAGTCTTGCCTGCATCGCGACCTTCAGTGATGGCGACTTCCTTTTCATTGCGCATACTACACTCCAGCAGGGGTCAGGGATTCAAAGGTGATTTCAAACTCGCGTTCCTGCAGAATCTTCTTGGCAGGAGCCATAGGCATGTAGCCAGTCAGTGCTCCATTGATGCCAATATATTCCTGTCCAATGCTAGGAAGCTTGATGACTGCACTTGCAGTGTAGGCATCAAGGGTCGTCTTCTGTGCAAGATACCAGAGATCAAAAAGCTGGTTGCTTGGGCTGTCAGCTGCGAGCTTGATCTTGATGATGGTTGGGTGAGAAGCATAACCAACACTCTGGTGTCCGTCAACACCCATCTTGACTTCACTGGGCTTCACATTCTCCGTTGCGAATGCATCATCAGTGCCAAAATATCTCAGGTTCTGTGGAGCAGGAAAGAGGCTGGTAATTGCCAGGGTGAAAGACGCATTGGCGTCAGAGATCGTGTAAGCCATTTGAGTTTCTCCTCAAGAGCTTGGTGGTTTAGGGGATGAAGACAGAAGCCAAATTGATCTGCTGGACGCTGCCGCCATACATATACCACAGGCTGCATGGAGGAGTGGTGCGATTCTGTCTGGCTGTTGCAGTGGCAGGAAGGACTTGCAGATACCAGCCACGAGTCGCCAAGATGCCATCAATGGCCAGACTTGCAGCAGCATTAACTTCCGCAATCTGCAAAGCAGAAAGTGGCACATTCGGAGTGATGGAACCAAAGTTGACGGCAGCATTGATTGTATCCATGCAAGCAGCCTTGATCAGACCATAACCCTTGTTGGTGTATGGGATGGACTTGGTGTTCACAAGGAGTTCGACCATCGCAAGCTGCAAAGCAGAATTCAGCTGGATGGCATTCACGTATGCATCAATCCAGTTGTAAGGACCTGTTATCTGCCCATTGTAAAAGAAATTAAAATTGTTGGCCGCAGTGGCCCACGCTCCATAGAAGTTGTAGCCGTTGGCGATTGCATTTGCTGCCGCAGTTCCATTGGTGATGGTCGCGCTCAGACCAGTCCCACTCTTGAACGCAAGGGTGGCTGCGCCATCCTGTTGGGTGAAGTCGATGCTTGCAATGGCACCAAGGACAAAAGCAGCTTCAAGAGGATCCTGATAGCAAGGAACAACACCAGAAGCATTCCCGATGATGTCAGCCCAGTAAGCAAACCCACTGTAACTGGAGTTTGGACCAATGATGGTTGGATCAGAATCGAACTCAGCATAGAGGAACTGGCCACTAGTGCCATTTACCCAGGCACCAAAAAGTTCCTTGTTTGCAAGCACAGGTTCCCATGTGGTGGTGAAACCAACCCAGTTCTGAGTGAGTAGGGTTAATGCGGCCATCGCAGTGGCAGGAGTCATAGCGATGGAACCCTGCGAAAGAGTGCCACCACTAGTAGCATCGAGGCCAAGAAGATTCGCTACGTTCTGTGCAGAACTGGTAGCAAATGCCAGACTGGAGCTAGCACCAGTGGTTCCAGACGTAATCACAAATGCATTGAACTGACTGGAATAGGTGACAGCAGCAGTCCCAGACAGACTCAGAGCTGCAGTGATAAGAGCTGCAGCATTTGACATGCTGGTAGCAGCACCAAGGTTGAGTCCAGTAGCAGTCTTGACTACTCCGTCAATCACCACACTGAGCTGTCCAGCACTGATAGCCTGAACCTGAGCCAGAGTCAGCAGGGCATTGGAAGCACCACGCAAGAATGCCGGAGCTGCTGCTGAGCAGTAGCGATAGAACAGCATTGCGCTTGGCTTCTTATTGCTGTTTGTGAAGCCACTGAAGTAGGTGGTTGCCATCGCAGATTCAACTGCCTGAGATGTGCAGGACTGAGAGGCAATGGTTCCAGGAGTGGTGCTGAGAATGTAGGTGCCAGCACCACCCGTGCCAGTCCCCAGCTGAGAGATGTAGGTGTTTTCAGGAAGGGCAGTCCCTCCAGCAGCAGCTTGAACCTGCTGCCCAACTGCCAAGACACTGGTCGGAGTGCCAGAGACCGTCATGACATTGGTGGCAAAAGATGCAGAGAAAGATGAGTTATAGTTCCCAAAGTATGCTTGAACAGCAGCAGAATTGGGAAAACTCATCACAGCTCCGACGGGGAGCAGTGGGCTACCACTGAGGAACAGACCGACAAGTGCCAGTGCGTTTCCTCCACCTGCCAGCACACTTGGTGTGACAGTATCAAATGCAGTAACAGGAATGGACATGGCTATTTACCTCACTGTTGTGGATACTTTGCATCCACACTAATCACACCAATCTCGACGGAAGTCATGAACTGCATCGGAGCCACAATGGCCACGTTGCACTGGAAGTAAAGTGTGATCACCCACCGCAGCTCATATTGGTTTTCACCATTGATAACAGGCATGTGGCGTGGATCGTCGTTGAAAAGGGGAGCAATCCCATATGACTCAAAGAAATCATATGCCATGCTGCTCCTGAAGATGGTGCTGATAACACGAGCCCAATCATTTGCAGAATCACCAAAGCAATCAAGCTGAACACCAACTTTGGTTGGCTGGGTCTCTGTCACTGTGCCAGCTACGCCATCATATTCAACATCATTGGTTGCCAGACGTGTGTCCAGTATAGAGTCCATCTGAACATAATTTGCATTTGGAGAAGGGACACGATTTTCGTGAGCTTGAACCATATCTTCAGCTGGTATGCCGAGGATGGAACACACCCAGTCTCCAACTGCTGTCATGATCTGAGATTCTGTAATGGAAGGTGAGAAGTTCATTTCACCCCCTTCAAGCACAAAGTATATTGGCCAGCATCAGGCCTAGTGTGGCCAGGGTTTGGTAAAACATACTTTGGCTGTGTGATTGTGTGGCTGTGAATCCAGCGTGGCTTCCCTGTGGTCCTGAAGGCCATCATGGATCCACCTGTTTCTGGACACAGACTGCGGACCAGGTTGGATAGGCAGCAAGGACTTCGACAATCAGCCACGTGACACCATCAATGACGATCAGATCACCACCGGTGGACTTACGCCGATCAACTCCTTCCCAGAACCCACTCAGAAACACCTTCTGCAGTATCCCTTGAACATTTTGATCATACATGTGCTCAAGTTCCCGAGCAGATAAGGCAACCACCCGAACCTTTTCTGGATACTCAACATATGTTGGGACCCTGGAATAGTCTGGATTGGTTTTCACACCAGTGCATTTCTTCACAAGAGCCATCTTCATGGGGAAAACCCCATTCAATGCTCCGGAAGCAAGGCTGTGGAGGCTAAGCATTTTTCTCCTCCCCTTCAGAGCCAGCTTTCACATCATATGCAACAGCACGCTTCATGTTCTTGGAGTCTTCCAGTGGTTTGTTGAATCCCTTGGCCTTCACTGTCGATGGAGCATTCTCTGGGTCCGTAAAATCCTCAATTGACTTCTGGAGCTGCGAAACAAGAACCTCACCAGTTAGGCTCAATGCGCCCATCAGACTGTAATTCAGTTTCTTCATCGCAGCAGCAATCAACTTTCCCCAGCTCTTGCTATTTTTCTGGATCATATTCCTGAAGAATGGACGAGCAGGAATATGTCTGTATGCAGAGGCACGACGGGAGCCTTTCTGCAATGGACCATAAGTGGTGTCCACAGTGCTCAGACTGTGCGTGCGTTCGATGGTGCCAAACTCATTGAAGAAAGCCACCTGTGGTGCTGGCGCAGAATTGTCCTTGCCACATGTAGCACCTTCCAGGAATCCAACACGCAGAGTCTTGCCTGGGCCAAGCTTTTCGGCCATCTCAGCCAGCTTGGCTTTCATCTTTTCTCCGCCAATGATTGAGACACCCATGATTCAGTCCTAGGTCTGAGGTATGAATCTATTTCTGCGAGGTGGTGGAGCAATGTATAACGCTGAGCGGTAAGGTGCAGAAATACGCCAATATATGGCACCATATTTTGTCTGCTCATACCAGGCTTTGTTTGTAGTGTTTTCACCCATGTCCAACTTGACATTGACAGGCCCTTCACCAGCAGAGCTCACTCGACCAACCTGCTGGCCTGGTGCAGAGTCATTATCACCACCAAAGATCAAGGTGCAATGAGCAGTGAGAAGACTGAGCATAAGACCACGTTGGGGAATGTCTTCAACCCTACTGCGATCTGTGTTATCAAGGATGCCACATGCCATAGTGAAATAGTTCATCAAGACAGCAGGAGCCTGCTTAGTGAACTCAGGAAACTGCTCCTGGAATGTCTCTGGAATAAAAATGAAGACTGCCATTGCCTACCTCATTTCCCATCAGGGATAGGGATTTCATCCTTGTCATTTCGTGGCTTGATGGTCTTGAAGGCAGGATCTTTCTCAAACTGGAACTTTTCGAAACCAGTTTTGACTTCAGAAAGTTCATCCGCCATTTCAATGGCAGCATCCTTGCTGGCTGCGACATAGACCAGGTTCTTCTTGACAAGTTGCTGAAGAGCAGCATTCTGCCGCAAAGCAGTTTCCCAGAAATCCTTGTCCAGCAGGGTCAAGGTTGCATTGCCATCAGTGAGCCGGAGGCTCTGTGCGGGCTGCCACTTGCGATCCTTGTTTGGAAGCGTGAAGTTGCCAATCCCCCGCAAGACTCTGCGCTCTTTGATGTCTGCGTATTGCTGGATCGTCTTACCATTGTATTCAACATCGACAAGCTCACGGACATCGAGGATGATTCCACTGGTCAGACGGCAGCCAATCCAGACAGTGCTGGTGGTGACTGCTTTGTTCTCAGGAACTGGTTCAAGCTTCTTAGCCATTGTAACTCCCCTATGGGTTGGGCTCGTGTTTGCTGGGGAACTCAACCGAGCCACTGACGCTGAGTTCCCCTAACCATGAACAGACTACATGCCAATCAGCTGAGCGATGCCAGCAGGGACGAAGACCACAGCACCACCAGTTCCAGCAGACTTCTTCTGGTAAGTGGAGCTGGTGTCTCGGACGATGCTGTGAGCCCGCATCTTCTCAGTGAAGGCACAGGTGACCACTTCCTGACCACCAACTTCCTCAGCGATGAGCTGAGCCAGCTGTACACCACCAGTCCCAGCCACCGCATACTCCATGGCGGTGATGACTTCCATGTTTGGCCAGGTGGTCTTCATGAGCTCACGGACCGTCGCATTCCCATAGACATTCTGGGTGGCGGAAGCAAGCTTGGTGGCAGCATACGGAGACAGTGCCAGCTTCATCTTGGTGTTCTCGTCCACCAGGCCATCAGTCTGGTTAACCAGCTGCGAGAACAGATTCATGATATCCTGGTAGATGTTCAGACCAGTGGTGCTGGCCCAGGTGCCATTCGCCACCAGGATCGGTGGGATCAGCATCGGGTCGTTGAGCAGACCGAAGTTGTCCAGGCCAGGCATGCCAAGAGCGTAGCTCTTGTTTTGGAACTTCGCGAACGTCAGCGCAGTGGAAATGTTCTGGCGGGAAGCCCAGTCGATCTTGGCCAGCCCCATACGAGCCAGCTGCCGATCGCCCCAGCGAGTGAAGGACTGGTAGTAGAAGACCTGGCGAGGTTCAAAGTTCACATTGGCGCTGACCAGTCCATTGTTGTTCAGATCGCCATAGACACTGACGTCACCACCAGACTCAATGATGGGGAAGGTCATGGTGTCGACAGTCCAATCACCCTTCTTGGTCTCGCCACAGATCTCGGCGAATTTGCAAGGAGCAACCAGCACTTCACGGAGTTTTGGATCCATGAAGTTGACCATGTAGGCCATCACACCAGAGTTGGAGTTGAGAACACCCTGTGCTTGCAGGGAGTAAGTAGGGGCAGCATCAACCATGATGCTATCCGCGGCGAGCTGGCCTTCACTGGAATCAGAGAAGTCCATGCATTCATCGAAGACAATACCATAGTGGTCTTCGATGAACTGAATTTCTTCATTTCTGCGCATCTCTCATTCCTCCTAGACGACGCCGATCTTGATCAGATCGCCAATGTTGCCCACACTCTTGACAAACCAGCTCGTCTCGATCCATGGAGTGAAATTGCAAGCCTGTGCGGTGATGGTGGCAGTGGGGTTTGCACTAAGGACCACATAGCCAGTGGCGCCATTCCATGTGCCAAGACCAGAAATATACGTGCCAGCAGCAATGCCAGCAATGTTCTGGACCAGCTGGCCAACATAGAGAGAGCCAACAGGAACAGCATTGATGGTGAGGTTGGGACTGCCAGTGCCACCAGTAACACTGGAGCAGGTAGCACCACCATTCCCTTCAAGAGCCACAGCAATGACAGCCACACCAGTACCAGCGATGGTGGCAGGTGCAGACATCTGGAAGGTGCCAGTGGCACCAATGGTGCCAGACTCGATCGTGGTGTCAGGAGGAATCCCAGCGCCAGTGATGATCTGACCTGGGGCGAAAGTTCCAGTGGTATTGGCAGTGATGATGACCGTATAGCTGCCAAGAACAAGGGTGGCAGAGCCAGCAGCAGCAGAGCCAGGAGCCTGGGTGAGGAATGCACCAGGGACGCCAGAGGTCACCTGACCATCAAGAAGATTGGCGAAGACCTTTGCGCCCATGGGGGCATCGGACATATTGTTCTGTGCCCAGAAGTCACCACGATTGTATTCCGTCACCCCGTAGCCAACAGGAACAATCAGAGTGCTGTCGTTCAGCCAGATGGTGATCAGGCCTTCCTGCAGGTTGCCGATGAAACCATCCGGGACCCGGCCAGTCAAGCATTGATTGGTAGCCTGGCCGGGGTTGCCACTGATGGTGGTGGAGGCACTGTTTGGATAGGTGTTCCAGGCAAACCTGCCAACGGCCACACCACCAGTTCCTGCGACCAGGCCGCCAGGCCCTGCCACAATGGTGGCAATCGGGTTCATCGAGGCGATCGCGCCAATGAAGCCAGGAGCCTGATTGATGGGAACTTGTCTCTGAAAAGGCATTTGGTTTCCTCCTAACCCAGCTTCGGGGCGTTCTTGTAGCGTTCAGCCAGAGTCTTTGCCACAGTGGCATCCATCGCAGGACGACGACCTTCCTGCTTGGCCTTTTCAGCCGCACCACTCAGATGCATGGAGACCAGAGTGGCATAGGCAGAAGGATGAGTATTCTTCGGAAGCTTGACACCAGCGTGGTCCAGAGCGGCCAGGTAGATGGCATCGGCAGTGTCGAATGCCATCGGGTTGACATCACCAATAATCGGCTTCACAGCCTTCACAGCCTCCCAGCGAGCAGCCATCTCAGCGATGGTCTCCTTGCGAGTATCAGCACTCACCTTCAGCAGCGCTGCGTCCATCGCAGGCTTGGTGAGGAAATCTGGTTTGGCAGCAGTCTCAGCTCCCATATTGCCCTCCTTGCCCGTCTTGGGCGGAAACTTGTCATTGGCATGCTTGGGAGCACCAAGTGCCTGAATGTGGCCATTGCATGCTTCCTGGTCTTCAGGAGACATACCAGACTTCGCAATGATGTCTGAGATGGCTTTGCCGTGATCAACTTCTGGAACAGCCGGAGTCTGCATCTGAGGAGTGCCACCACCTTGAGTGCCACCATCCGGATTGTCACCTGGCTGAATGCCACCACCAGCCTGAGTTTCCACAGCAGAGTCGTCGCCATCTTCAGGCTCATCACCTTCGCCATCCTCGTCACTGGGCTGACTGCCCTGGGCCAGCGCAAGTAGCAGTTCCTTCACAGTGTCAGGATCCAGATCATCCTTGGCCAGCCTGGGCTTGAAAGCCTCGGTGAATGCCTTGGCGATGATTGGACGCTGCTTCTTGTATGGAGCTGCATCACAGGCAAGGATGATCGCATCAACCTCACCAGCCTTGAGCTTTTTGTCAGTTGCCAGGAGCGGAGCAATGTGGGCAACCAGAGCACCCTTGATGGCCTCGCCCCTCCTGGACAACATTTTAATTGCGGCCATCTTAGGCCTCCTTAGTAGGATTGTTTGGCACCATGCCGGTGTTTAAGTGCTGTTGTGCTGCTGGGTTCATTGCCTGTGGCTCCTCATTGGCCTCCTGCGCGAATGTGATCATTTTTTGCCACTCAATTTATCTGCATATAACCCATGAGCCATTGACTCATAAGCGCTCTTTAGTTGTAGCTGCAGCCTTCTCCCTTGCAGCCCCATACTCCCCAGCGTAATGCGCATGAGTGTCATCGAAAGCAAATGCACACCTCAATGCATCAGCCATCTGCCCAGAACCAGGGCTAGCCTGGCCCTTGTGCTCATCCATCTTGCCCTGGTGCTGCGCAGCCTTGCCACCATGTTCCTTGGCCTTGTCGGAATTGCCAGCCCTGTAGTTCGCCTTCTGTGCCATCTGGTGGTAAGCCAGAGCCTTGTAGTGTGCCTCCACTGCACTAGCGTGTGAGGACCTGCTGGGTTTATCATGAGCAGCAGCAGTCGCAGTCTCAGCATCCTTGCTGCAGGCATCAGCACTGTTGCTGGCATCCTTGGCAGTCTCGCTGCGCAGATCACCCATGGCAGAGTCAGCAATCATAGCACCAGGGACCCGACCATCAGGGACCAGAGCCACATGGTTAAAACCAAGGTCATACATTGACATGTCATAGGGCTGGCCACTCGGAGCAACACCAGGCTTCACATCCAACTCATAACGATAGCCACAAGAAAGATCAGACTGCTCCTTGGTGTAAATGCCATCCAATGCGCCATCCTTCCACACGGTGACATCACCAACAAGATAGTCGCCAACCATCCTGACATTGCTGCCAATTGCGCCAACAATGCGCAGACCAACTCTGGACTTCTCCAGCTCACTGGAAGAAACAGGGACGTGATTGTCCATCAATGGCATGCCGTGGCATGTGTGCGCAGCCTTCTCCAGTTCAACAGCAGGACGGTAAACCTGGTAGATCTTGTCACCATCAAGGCCAAGTTGCTGCCAGCGATCGATCTCCCGACCACGATAAGGACTGACACAGGCTTTGGACAGACGACAGCCTTCAACATGCATATAACCATTCTTATCAATGGTTCGTGCAGTTCCCCTGTCGAATGCAATCATCTCTTCAAACATGTTCTACTCCTTCGCTTTCTGATGAAGACCAATCTGAATCAGGAAAGTGTGACCAGTTCTGCTTTCACCAACAGCAACAGGATAATCAAGTCCAATGTAGTGCTTGACAACAGCCACAACAAGCTTAGTGAATGAATCACTGTAGCCACCAATGTAATCTGGATCTATGAATTCAAACAAACAGTTTTTCGCAGAGCCATGTCTCTTGGATTCCGCCATCTGGCCATCAATGTAATTGAAATATGCAGAAGGATCATACTCCTTGACTACAATTGGCATATCAAAGCCAACCTTCTGTGTGTGAGGTTGAATGCTACCAAGCAGATAAACAGTCATAATCAGCTTGATAATCATGCTGCCTCCTCTTCATCATTCTCTGAACCTTTTCCCTTGTCGTTGTATCCAGGAACAATGGGAGCACCAGTGCAACCACAGTTGTAATCCTCACCAGGAAGCACCCACTTCTCTGCCACTTCACTATACATACCTTTCGCCACTTTATACTTCAGGCCTTCATCACTCCATTCCTCGTGCTCAGGCCTTGGTTCTTTGCTTGCTGCAGTGTGCTGCCAGTAAGATTCTTCAACACCAAGGTCTATGAGCCGGATCTGCTGAAAGGCTGCTGTTGCCTTGTTGTTCTCCTGACGTGCAATGAACCTGGCACGACGAATGACCTGGTTGTGACTCCAGTCGGGCTTCCCCAGCTCAACGTAGCCTTCCAGTTCCTTGGTCAATTCCTTCATGTCACGACCCTTGCGAACAGATTCCAGCACCTTGGCATGGACCTTGTCCAGATACTGTGCGGGGATGCTTTTGATCAGGCTCACATTCTCAGCAGTCAGCCCTTCCACTCGGTCAACCATGTGCTCAGTCATTTGGAATGGGACAGAGAACCCAGCCTTGCTGAGCGAAGCCTTCATTGCTAGATCGTGATGGGTCAAGCACCTTCGAGTGAATGTGCGTGCGATGGTTGCGGCCATGTGGTTGAAGGTGCCAGTCCACTGCTTGGACAGCTTAGCCATAGTGGCATCAAGGACTGAAGATGGCGAGTCCATAGCAATCGATTTTTCGTTATTCTCATATTCGTGCTTGATCCAGTAGGACACATTCAGGACCATAGCCTTGACCATCTTCTCCATAGTGCTTCCATACCAGGCCTCTACAGCTGCGCTGGATCGCCACGGCGACAGCACAACAGCATGAGGTGTGGAAGCTACAAGTCTCACAGGACTACTCCGGTTTGGGTTCTGGCGCCATGAAGAAAGGCCAGACGTAGAAGTAACCAGGCACATCAAGCTTCATGATGTTCTCATTGTAAAGCTTGATGAACTCTTTGCGCTGTTCCACACTGAAGTGCTGAAAGTAGCTCTTCTTGTGATTCCAGTTCTTGCTGACGACATAGATCTTGTAGGACTTGTCGGTTGGAACAATCAATGCTTCAGGGTCGGTTCTGATCTCTTCAAGAACAAGGTCAGGGTTGAGCCCACCACAGAAGCTGCAGGAGCCATCTTTACGCCAGTTGTCCAGCCCAACCTTGTGTTCCCAAGGCCCCATCTCATTCATGCGCCTGCTACAAGTCATGCTGCAAGATTCACTCATTTCAGCCTCACGCGTAAGCAACAACACCAGAAACATCATTAAGTGCCAGACTAGTTGTAGTGTTGTCAGTCAGTCCCTTCGCAGCAGTGACAGCCCACATGATACCAGTCGCGAAACCAATCCCACCATCAAAGTTCAACTGAGCACTGCCCCCAGCCGGGATATCCACCTCGAATGCAGCTGCTGTGGTCCCCATAGTCACACTGGTGGCATTGAAGAATTTCATAGACCGCAGGGCAGCAGCACTGTTCTGCAGATTGATTGCCATAACACGACCAGCAGAGCCCTTTATCGAAGCACCAGCAGGAGTGACAGGCGACATGATAGGAGCAGGGGTGGCAGCACCAGTGGCATTGGCTCGATACTCAATGGCGACATCGCCAGCCAGAGCAGTCCCCGCCACAAGGGAAGCCTGAACCTGCATGTTTGCTGCAGTCTGGTTTGCCACAGCAGTCACCCTAGGGTTGTAGTCCTCATCAACCAGCCTGGAGAATGCCTGAATGGTGCCGCCGACAAATGCAGTGGAGATACGGCACCGGAAATATCGGAAGGTCAGCTTGCCAGAGAAGAACCTGCTGGTGCTGGCGGCAATTGAGATGGCAGAATTGATTGCGGCACCAGTCACAACAGCATCATCATAGAACGTCAACGGCACATATGTCACACCATCATTTGACCCTTCAAAGATGATCTGCCCCGAAGAAATACCAGAACTACCATTGATCTGAATGTAGAAAGCAGCATATGATGCAATACCACCAGAACCCTGGCCACCAGCAACAGTGTCAATTGGACCCTGGCTGGACCATACCTGCAGAATGTCAATGTTAAGAGCAGACTGAGCAGCAGCCCCAGTGATAAACCAGTCAGCACCCTGTGAACTCATTTCTGTTCTCCTTCAACAATTTCAGCATCAATCATAGAATCCATCGCCAGTTTATCACGCAGCAGTTCAAGGCTGCTGACCGCAGCGCTGTGTGCATCAAACAGCTGCCCGACCACAGCAGTAACAGCACCATCTTCATAAGTGGCGGTGAGCGCCACCCTGAGAGCATTTAATGCTCGCTTTTGCGATCCAATCGCAGAGTCTAGGGCCAGCTCACCGCCTGCCACTGCGAGGACCCGCGTGGCCTCCAGGGCTGCTTTGCTCAGTGCGTAGCTGGGCAAGACAACAGCTCCATCAGCACAGAGAGCATTCTCAATTGCATCAATGGCGATCTGTGCAACAGAATCACCTCCAGTGTTCATTTCAGAATTTGTAGTGGCGATGCTGCTTGGTGAGCCTTCACCAGTTGCACCTGCTCCACCTTTGCCACCAGGAGCAGGTAGTGCTGGCTTTGGTGGCATCTTGTTGACATCCAGATTGTTATAACCAGATGCTGGATCCCGAGCAGCCTTGGACCTGACCTCCTGCGCACTAACAACACCAGCAGTGACCAATGCAACATCACTATCCGTCGTGGTCTTGGTAATCAAGGCCTGTTCCTTACCAGTCACAGAGAACAGATTGACAAAATCAAACGTTATGTCAGGGTCAATGTCACCAAACAAACCAAGCTGAACGACATTTAGCAGGTTCTGGATAATCTGACGGAACAGCTTCTCCTGCTGGTCCTGAATGTAGTCGTAGAACACCCGCATGTCGCCTTCAGCAGACTGATTCAGACCAGTTGGCGTAATTCCAAGCAGCACAACCAATGGCGTCTTAGCCACAGCCGCCATATGTTCCTGGGCCTGCGCCTGAAGCTTGTCAAGACCAGCCAGCGTCACATTCAGAAGCTTGATGTCTTCGCGGTCCTTGTCATACATGAACACGCCATTGTTCCTGCGGGTCTCGCTGTAGCCTTGAAGACGATTGATCAAGGCAGGTGCATTAGGATTGAGCATGATGTCCATGTTTGTGCCAAATGCCACCGTGCTAAAGTTCTGGAGGATCTCACCAACTGAGTCCCTAGTGTTGAGCCAATACTCAACATAGGGTTGGGCTAGCTGGGACAGGGAGATGCCTGAAAAGTTATAGGCAGGCTTGAGTAGGTCTGGAAGCTCACGGCCAACCATAGTGAGCATCCTGCTGGCAGCAACCTCTGTGCCATACACAAACCAAGAGCTCGGAACATAGAAGCTGCTGCACAGCGGATTGTCAGAATCAACAGCTGCAGGATAGGTGGTAATTGGTTCAATGGTCTTCAGTGATTTGAGTTTGTTATTGCGATTGATCTTGAACCTGTTGAACATGAGCTTTGTCTTCAGCTCATCCTTCTCATCCTGGTCCTTGCCATCTTCTCCAAAGTTCATGAACAGCTGTGCCCTGCCCATTGATCCTTCCAGCACAGCTCCCTTGCGCATATTCTCACGGACCTGAAGCCGGGAGAATTCATCCTCGATGGCACCTATGCGCTCAGTCTTGTCATCTTCACCCTTGCCACGGAATGTGATCCACTTGCGGCACATCTCAGCAGCAACACGCTCATACATGTCACGATACTCAGATGTCTGCGTAAGCTCAGTGAGGTATGGGAAGCCAGGAAAGCCTTGTGCTGTGAATGGTGCACCAGATCCACCCATGCCAATGACATTATACATGCCACCCATAGCATCATCTAGGGCCAGGACCTTGCGCTCAGAACCACCAACACCCTTTGGTGGCTTGTATGCCTGGACTGGGAAGTGCGGGTGGATGGCCCTGATGGCGGTTCCACGCATCTCAGCTGCTTTGGCTGGATTTTTAATCGCCTTGAGCATTGAGTCTGTAAACACTTCATGAGCTGCGTTTATTCCTTGCGCAGCAGCAGCGCGCCTGCGGTCCATCTCCCGGCCAGCGGCAGACTCAGCATAGGCATCAATGCTGGACTTCAGGAACTTCGGCAGCCAGAGCATTACTTGATCACCTCAAGCTTCAGGGTCTTGTCGATGATGTAATCGCACAGACGCACAAGACCAAACATTGCACAGAACGCAGCCGCATACGCCCAGAATGTAGGGATATAGATTCTGAACTCACCAGTCACAGGTCTCATCTCCTACCTCCAGAACCAAGCGCAGCCAGGATCTCTGGCGAGAACTGGAAGTTTTTGGGCCCACCATTGATCTCTTCAATACCCAGCATCCAGGCATCAACATCATCGTCATTCTTAATGTTGGGGAAATCAGCACAATGGTCAACAAACTTCGCATTGAAGTCATTGCCATCAAACAAGCAGCACATCTTGGCTTCATGTGTTGGCTCACAGGCTCCAGCCCTGAACTCTTTGTCTGTGGATGTCATGATCTCTTTGAATGGGATAGATGTTGATCGAGACAGCAGATCAACTGTGGCCTTGCCAGAATGCGACCCACCACCTTCAACACCCACCAGGTTTGGCGTCCACTTGTCATACAGCATCTTCACCTGGTCCAGCACATCAGAGAACTTGACCTTGTCACACCACAGATCGACAAGGTAATTCCTAGTTGGAGACCACGCCAGTGTTGCGCATGCTGCATTGTCGTTCTTCTTCTTGCCACCAAGTGCAGTGTCCCAGAACTGGCCAACCATGATGATGCCAAGCTGGCGGAAGTAATACAGCCTTTCCTGCCTGGACATTGTGTCAATGGGCTGTGGTGGTTTGATGAACACCCAGTTGCCACGTTGGAAGTAGTTACCAGACTCAACAGATGGCCGCTGTTGAAACAGTGCAGTGAACACCCGAGACCCTGTGCCAGGCTTTCCGCTGGTGCCGAGTTTGATCCGATTCAGCTGGCCAAGGTCAATGCGCTCAGGGTGCAGGGCCTCACCTTCATGCCTCAGCAGGGCACCTGTGCGTGGATGGAACTCGTCGTGCTCAGCAATGGCAGGGAAGCAGAGTGTTTCCCACTGCTCGCCACCTTCCTTCGCATTGTCAAGAAGGCGACCAACCAAATCGTCCGCATGCCAGCGGGTCATGATGATCAGGATGCCACCACCAGCCTCAACACGATGGTATAAGGTTCCTGTGAACCAGTCCCATGTTTTCTCACGCATTGTCTCAGACTGTGCGTCCTCGCTATCCTTCACAGGGTCATCGACAATCACCATGTTGCCACCGACGCCCATAACAGAACCACCGACGCCGGCATTCTTATATGCCCCTCGGTGGTTGACGATCTCGAATACATCTGAGTTCCGCAGATACGATCCGTCTGCTACGGTGCGGATGTTTTTGCCAAACAACCTTGTCTCAGGGAACAGCTTCTCATATGCTGGCGAGTCAATGATGCGTTGTATGTCCCGATTCATTGCACTAGCCAGCTCAGCACCATGTGATGTGGCGATGATCTTCATGTCAGGGTGCTTGCCGAATGCGTAGGCCGGAGCATATCGTGAGGCCAGCTCACTCTTGCCGTGGCGAGGAGGTGCCATGATGATCAGTCTTGGGCTTCTGCCTGCCCAGCTGTCTTCAACAAACCTCTCCAGTGTTTCTGCCAGCAGATCATTGAACCAGCCAACCTTGTAGTCATCTCTGCAATACTGAATGCACCGGATCAATGCCCGGCGTCCCAGTTCTGCCTTGACCTCCTCAAGGCTTGGAAGTGTCATTTGCACGGATTGTGTGCCTGTTTCATCTTCTGGTGTGCAATCGGAATAGCCTTGTTGAGAAGGTCACAGAACTCTTCATTGAGTTCTGTGCTGCCAAGATCAATGACAACATCACCAGGTTCAGACTCAGACATCTCCAGACGTTCCACCTGTGCATCATTGAGCCTAGGACCACCATCCTCAGCCAGTTCACAGACGGCAAATTCTTCCTCGGTGTATGGCCTGAACCTAACACCAGGAAGCTCAGGATCACCGTGCTTGCGCAGCCCGACAATGAAGTGGGTGTAACCATGGATTGATATCTTCACTGGCTCGTTCATGACCGTTCCTTTGCTTGTCGTTCCAGGAAAGTGTTTATGAACTTCAGCAGCTTCTTTGCTTCTACTTCCTGCGTATCTGGTGGAAGGTAGCTGATCAGAGTGGTTCCGTGACTAATTATTGAGAGCATCTGTTCAGCTGGTGACATGCGTTCCATTGTCAGTGTCACGTTTGGTGGCAATGGATCAGGTGGCGGAGGTGCTGGTGCTTGGGGCTGAGCTCTGCGTGCCATCATTTCACCATCAGCATTACGACCAATAGCAGAAGGACAATAAACAGTGCATTATCAACAACTGCATGACCAGACTTTTGATAAGCAATGATGTCCACAATTAACAGTCCTCTTCATCTGACAGGCCAACAAGGATGGGAACAGCAGGTTCAACTACACATACAAACTTTGCATGAGAACCACAGCTGCATGGAACATATGCAAATTCTTTATCGATAGCAGACGCAGCATCAGATCCATGCTTCCACATCAGATACTTGTTATCACCACAGCTGTCACAGTGATACTTAACAGTCTCTTTTCTCATGTTAGCCCGCATCTTCAGAGGACAGAGGATCATTCTCTCGTTCTTCTTCTGCAGCTTCATCAGCCTGCTGCATAAGGCCTACCATCACTTCATCACTGCTGCTGCAAGCAGTGATCAGAGTGGTCTTTTCAATCATAGAGGCCAGGCTGCTGAGTTCATCAATGCTGAGTTTGGACAGATCATGCTCATTCTCAATCTTAACAGGTGTGCCGATGGTGTTGTTGACCTGGATGGGAAGAAGCCGGACCCAAAGCTTGTAGAACTCGCCTTGGTTGAGACGACCCCAGCGCACAAGGCTAGGGATGCCACCCATCTGTTCAAAGGCTTCAGCCAATGCTTCTTTGACAGACTTGGTGATTTTATTCACCTGACCTTTTTTGCGGCCAGACCCAGCTGGTTTGGCCATGCCCGGTTTGAAGGCCTGCGGCCGGTCATTAATCACTTTGTCGTTGTGGGTAAGGGTCTTTTGCATTGGAGTAACCCAGTATGATAATTCGCAAAGGTTCGCTGAAACAGTGAAGTCTCAACACCAAAATGGGCTTCCGCCCACATCTTACCCTTAGTATCCTTCACACTTAGCCATCGCGCTGCTGAATTTTCATGGTAAAACCTGAATTTTTCACAGACCGAATCAGTCCACCTTCAAGCCGGGACACGCCCAGAAACCCAGCCCAGCACATCAGTCCACCAAGCCCAAGCACATCGCCAGAATCGCCACCTTCGCGCGGGAAGGAAATGCGAAACCACAGACCTGCAGTAGCATCTCAAAAGCGACCAGAATAATGCACCAACCAATCCGGTTATTTCCAACAACTTACACCCAAAACACACACATTATACCACAAACCATGATTTATAATCACCAATATTCACACATTATCACTCACAACCACACATTCAGGTTACGCCTAGGTTTCGCTATTAAAACAACGTCCGAACCCACATAACAACCATGAAAAATAAGCAATCCACCATCCAGGTTTCGCTTCACCATTCAAAATCGCACAAAATTTCATCACGTTAGTGGTTTCGCATTTCATTCGCGTAAAGGGGACTCCACGCACCTTCAGACTGACCCACACGCACCCCAAATCAGCACCACACCAGCCCCCATCCGGTTCCAGCTGAACACTGTTATAACACTGTGAATTACCCACTTTACTTTTTTAAAAATCAGCCGATACTTAGGTTTCTTGTGCAGGGCCAAGCTTTTGAGCACCAAGACCCAAGCTTGAGCGTAACCCTGCCATTTAAAAAGGATCAAATCATGAATAAAGAAGAACTTGATGCATTCCATGCTCACCTGGATAAATGTTCACAATGTGAGCAGAATCCGTGGGACCTGTGCTCAGAAGGAGCAAGACTAATCAAAGCAGCTCTAGGCGAAGAAACAGCAAAAAGGATCAAATCATGTTAGCATCAGAATTAATAGCCCTGCTAACCAGTGCAACAGCCAAGTTCGGCGATCTACCAGTAGGCATCTATAATTCAGAGCTGGGCTCATACCAGACGGCAGAAGAAACAGAAGTAAACGACTGGCGTCCATCCTGCTCAGCATTTGCTCCACGCACCAGTTTCGTTGCATGCTATTATTATGGAGACCAGGAAGACTTAGCACCAAAATTCTTCGGCATTGCATAAAGGAGCACAGTATGTTCGAGATCGACATCCTCGTTGATCGATTCCTCTCCTGCCCTCTGCCCGACAGCGTGTGCGCAGACCTCTGCGCCACCAAGCAGGGTCCGGGACGCAGCGGGACCAACCTCCTCACCATCGAGGAAGCCAAGGAGGTCCTGGAGCGGATCCTGCCCTCCAGCCGCGAGATGGGCCG